GATCGGGCAACGCGCCGTGCTTCAAAAAGTTTTGATCTCGGTTTTGGGGGTAACAAGAAAATTTTGCTAATGAAATCAAGGGGCGGAAAATAGGGGAGGGGGGGGTATGGCGTTCAATCCATCACCAAAAGTGGCTTTAGCGAGAGATTTCGCCAAGAAATTTGACCAAAAGATGGTCATAATTTTCCACATAGATGGAGCGGAGAGGATCGGCTACGCCAGTTATGGTAAAAATAAATTGCTTTGCAATGAAGCTAAAAAAATAGCCGATACGATTTTTGACAGGATAATGCGGGAGGGTATTTACTGATGGCGACCTGTAAGAGTTGCGGGGCGGAAATCGTATGGAAAAAGACGACGAACGGGAAAAATATCCCGCTCAATGCCGACTCGGAGGAGCGGCGGGCGATGGTTTCGTTCAAGGATGATGGCGTCGTTTTTATCAGCGATTGTTTCCAAGTCCATTAGGAGACTTGCCCAAATGCGGATCAACACAGGAGGGGGCGCGAATAGCTGCCTGATAGATGGCAACGCCTAAACCAAAGTGCGCGGCTAAGAAGCCGTCAAAGCCCAAACATAAGGCGCGCGCAAAGCCGTCTCCAAAAAAAAGGAAATTATCGGCGAGTGACTCAAAACGCAAGTTGTATGAGTCTTTTGTCGGCCGCATCGGAAGAAATGAAATATTAAAACCGTCTGAGATAAAACTTTACCGGCAACTGGAAAGCGAACTCGAGGCGGCGGCGGGGAATGGAAGCGGGAGCGGAACGCGCGGGAACATATTCGCATCGATGGACGAAGCGGCGGACTATATCGGGTCGTCACGGAAAACGGTGTCGGTCAACATCAAGCGGGGGCGGCTGCGGCAGAACCCGGACGGGACTTTCAGCCGGGAGGAGCTGGATAAGTTCCTGTCGCGGTTTGGGCGGAAGGGATCAGCGGACGAGGTGGAATCGACGCGGGCGCAGCAAGAAAAAGCGGAGCTGCGCTATCGGCTGGCGCGGGCGCGAAGGGAGGAGATCTTGACGGCGCAACTCGAAAAGACGCTCGCGCCGTGGGAGGATATCGAACGGGAATGGGCGGAGCGGGTCCGGGTCGTCGCGGCGGGTTTGGAGGCATGGTCGGATCGGCTTCCGGCGTTGCTGGTCGGGAGATCGCGCGAAGATATTCACGCGCTGATCAAGGGGGAGGTCAAGGAATTGAGGCAACGATTTTCAAGGGCGGGTCAGTATTGCCCAGAGTGCGGGGAGGAGAACTGATGGCGCTGCATCAACACAAAGACGAGTCGATTCTTTGCGCGGCTGGTAACTGAAAAAGCTGCCCTCCGCGAAAAGCTAACGCGGCTGGTTGAGGTGGCAGAAAATCTTGTTACAAAGTCAGCAGAAAATAAGGGCGATATTACGGCTGAAGATTTTGGAAAAATTTGGCAGGCCATCGCCGACGCGAAGGAAAAATAAATGGGCGAGGCGGCGCTAAATATCTGGCGCGACATCGAGCGCGAGGCGTGGGAGCCGAAAACCGATTTGACGGTTGCGCAGTGGTCGGAGCTTAATCGGGTTTTGCCTCCGACGAGCGAGGAGCGGGGGCCGTTCCGGTTGCGGCGGGTGCCGTACATGGCGGAGATCATGGCGGCGGTGACGGACCCGGACATCGAGGAGATCGTCGTTTGCAAGTCGGCGCAGATTGCCTACACGACGGTTCTTGAAAACGTGGTCGGGTATTTCGCGACGGAGGAAAGCGCGGCGATATTGGTCGTTCTGGCGGACGAGGACACGGCGACGTATGTCGCGGAGGAGCGGATCGAGCGGATGTTCCGCGATTCGCCGGCGCTTATACGGCATTATGAGGCGGGGCGGTTCAATCGGCATGAAATCGGGCTGCAAAACGGTTCCTATGTCGCGATGGCGTGGGCGTCGAGTGTGTCGAAGTTGGGGACGAAATCGTTCAAGTATATTCTGCTCGACGAGATCGACAAGCCCGGATATTACCTCGGGTCGCGGGAGGCGGGCGCAATCTCGCTCGCCCAGGAGCGCAAGGAAAGTTATTACAGGTACAAGGTGATCAAGGGATCGACGCCGACGCTGGACAGCGGAAACGTGATCCGCGAGCTCGACTCGTGCGATGTGGTTTTCGATTACCATGTGCCATGTCACAAGTGCGGGGTGTGTCAGCCCCTGCGGTTTGGGCCGACGTATTGCCACGGGTTCGCTGACGGGCTTTATCGCGGGGAGGATGGGGTCATGCGGCGGATCGGGCGCGTCCGGTGGGAGGGCGGGCGCGACGCGACGGAGGAGCAGATCGAGGCGGCGGGTTACGAGTGCGGGTCATGCGGGGAGGTCTGGTCAACAGTTGAAAAGGATCTCGCGGTCGAGCGCGGGCGGATGGTCGCGCGGACGGAATTCAACGGGCGGGCCCGGAAAGTCGGATATCATATCAACCGGCTTTATTCGCTATTGGGGAAGTCAGGGGATTTATCGAAGCTGGTCGCGGCCTGGGTCGCGGCGTTCCGGTCGGGCGATCCGAAAGTGATGCAGGGCTTTATCAATTCGACGCTGGCCGAGCCGTGGGTGCAGACGGTTATCAAGCGGAGCGAGGCGGAGGTCTTAAAGGCGCGGGCGGATGTGGCGCCCCAGGAGGTGCCGGTCGGCGCGGTCGGGCTGACTTGCGGGATCGATCCGCAAAAGTACGGATTTTATTTCACCGTCCGGGCGTGGGCGCGGGATTATTCGTCCTGGCTGATTCATTACGGTAAGCTGGAAACGTGGGACGACGTTTTCAACCTGTTATTCGAGACGGCTTATCCGATGGCGGGGTCGGCGCTCAAAATGCGGATATGGCGGGCGGCGATCGATACGGGCGGGACGAAGTTCGCGGACAACGACCCGTCGCAGACAGAAGCGGCATATTGGTTCGTCCGGAAATACGGGACGGGGCGCGGGTGCCAGGTCAAGGGGTGCAAGGGGTCGTCGAACGCGCTGTCGAGTTACATGGCTTTGGGGAAAACGCTCGACAAGATGCCGAGCGGGAAGCCGATCCCCGGAGGGTTGCAGTTGATGATGCTGGACACGGACAAGCTGAAAGATCGATATCATTACCGGCTGCGGTCGGCGATCGAGGGCGAGGGGGATCAGCCTGCATACGTTCACCGGGAAACGCGCGAGGATTACGCGCGGCAGATTCTGGCGGAGGAAAAGCGGTTGAACGAAAAGGGGTTGCAAGAGTGGATCAGGATAAGGCCGGACAACCATTACCTCGACACGGAGTGCCTATCTATGGCGGCGGCTGATCCGGAATGGCCCGGGGGCGGGGTGCATATTCTGGCGCGAATGATCGAGATGGAGACGGCGCGAAAAGCGGCGAACGTCGCGGCGAGGGGGAGGGATGAGGGGAATCGCGAGATCGGCGGCGGGGACGGTGGCGGGTATCGGCGACCCGCTTGGATGGATCGTTGACGGCGGAGGCGGGGCGTCGATGCAATCGCCCGACAAAAGCGGGGTGATGATCGGGATCGGGTCGGTTGCGCTTTTTCTTGGCGTGTCGGAGAAACAGATTTACAATTTTTTGAAATGGGGAATGCCGGGGTCGAAGATAAACGGGATATGGTATTTTCACAAGTTGAACGTGGAAAAATGGTGGCTCGGGGCGACGGCGAAAGCGACGCGGCTCGATCCAGACGAATTGAGGGAGGCGATGGAATGAGTTGTCCAAATTGCGGTAATATGGATCTTTATGCTCTGGGGGAATGTTCGGAAGGGTGGGTCAGGTTTAGGTGCAGAAAATGCGGAAATGTTTTTCCGGAGGCGGGTGCAAAAGACCTCGAATTTAAAAAACAGATTTTGGAGGAGTTAAGAAAGATCAACGAAAGGCTGAAGGAATTGGAAAAGAAAGCGGCCGATGTCAACCGATAGCATGGGAAATAGTTTGCCCAACAATTAGTTGAAGTCCCGGCGAAGTCCGGAAAGTACCAGAATCCCGGTTTATGATGGAAGCACATCACGAACCGGGATTTTTTTATTCGCGAGGCGCGCGGCATGGAAGCGGAATAGATGGCGATCAAGAGCACGCTTGAATTGATCGAGGAAGTTGACGCGGCGATCTCGGCGACGTTGGACGCGCAGCAGATGGGCATGGGCGACAAGCTGCTTTTGCGGGCGCGGCTAAAGGATCTATACGAGATCAGGAAAGACCTGCTCGGGCAGTATCGCGCGGAAAACAATTCCGGGGGAATGGCGATAAATACCGGAATCCTGCATAGGGGCTGATCGAATGGCGGCGAATTCGACGGGCGCGCGGCGCTCGGAGTTGTTCGAGCGCGCGGTCGATGCGCTTTTGACAGTCCTACCGAAAACCCTCCCCAGGGCGGGGGCGAGTCGTTTGGTCGCGGCGGACGGCTCGCCCCTTATTTCTCCCTCCACAACCCAGTATTCGAGGCGCGCGGCGCAGTACAAGGGATCGCTGCGAACGTGGAAGCCTCGGCTTCTATCGAGCGATCAGCAGTTCGCGGGCGAGCGGGAAACGATCGTCGATCGCGCGAGTGATCTGGTCGAGTCGGACGCGCACGCGGCGGGGGCGGTTGAGACGGCGGCAACGCTGATCGTCGGGACGGGGCTTAATCCGTATCCGACGATAGACGCGGAGGCGGCAGGGATCGGCGAGGACCAGGCGCGGGGGCTGGCGATCCGGTTCCGGTCGATCTGGAAAAGGTGGGCGGAGCGGGCGGACGCGGCGGAGCGGGCGGACGCGGCGGGGCTGGAATTTCAAGTCCTGCGGAATCTGGTGCAGTACGGGGAATATTTCGCGCTTGTTCACATGATCCGCGATCCGGGGAGGCCATACGCGCAGGCGGTGCGGCTGATCAACCCGCTGCGGTGTTTCACACCGTCCGATTTGCTTCGGCGCGGAAACATCAAAGACGGGATCGAGGTCGGAGAATACGGACAGCCGGTGGCGTATTGGATTCAGCGGGCGGACGGGATGACGTTTTCGTCGCTGACGTCGGCGAACTTCGTCAGGATACCGGCGCGGGCGGGGCATCGGTTTAAGGTGCTGCATGGGTTTCTGGCGACGGAGCCGGAGCAGGTCCGGGGGATCTCGATGCTGTCCCCGGCGATCAAGTTGTTCCGTGACCTCGGCGATTATGTGGACGCGGAGCTGGTGTCGAACGTGGTCACGGCGGCGTTCGCGCTGTTCGTCGAGACGGGGGCGGCGGACTCGTATCAGCAGGCATTCAACTTTTCGACGATCACGGATACCGGCGCAAAGAGCGACGGCAGCGAATATGATCAGCGCTATCAAGAGATCATTCCCGGCGCGGTCATGTACGGGGGGGCGGGGCAGAAACCCCATGTAATCAGCGCGCAGCGTCCCTCGGTGACATTCGAGCCGTTCGTGCGGCTGATATTGAAAGCGATCGCGATCGCGGTCGGGTTGCCGTATCCGGTTTTGTTCCGCGACTTCAAAGACATGAACTATGCGAGCTATCGGTCAGCGATGCTCGAAGCGTGGAGGGTGGTGAAAACGCGGCGGCGGTGGATGGCGGCGTCGTTCTGCGGGCCGCTTTACCGGATGCTGATCGAGGAGGCGTATTTGCGCGATGAATTCGATGCGCCGGATTTCTATTCGCGGATGCACGAATACACGGCGGCGGAATGGATCGGGCCACCCAAGGGGCAGATCGAGCCGGAAAAGGAAGTCAGGGCGGACATTCTCGCAATCCAGCACAATTTGAAGTCGCGCGAGGAGGTATTGCTCGAACAGTCGCGGGATGTGCGGGTCACGTTCCGGCAGCTTTCGGAGGAGCAAGATTTGATGGAGGAGCTGGGGCTTGACGAAATGAAGGTCGGGGAGGTCGTCGAGCCGGGACTTGCTCCGGACGACGAGGGGGGCGGCGAAAATGCGGGTGACTGATTTCGCGCGCGGCGCGGCATGGGCGATCGTCCCGGAGAGGTTCGACGAGATTTCGCGGAGATTTCACGCGACGGAGATCACGGAGGAAATGATGCTCCGCGCGGAAAAAGAGGGGGCGCTGATCCTCAAGCTGAGCGATTCAGACAGCGAGAGCCCTCTCTATTCTCTAACGGACGAGGGAGCAGCGATAATCTCGATTCAGGGTCCGCTTGTTAAAGACCCGTTTCTTGCGTGGTGGTTCGACGGCATGACCTTTCAGCAGATCCGGGCGGCGGTGTCGCGGGCGATGGATGATCCGCGCGTCGCGGGGATCGTGCTCGATGTGGATTCACCCGGGGGAACGGTGTCGGGGACGGAGGAAACGGCGGAGGCGGTTTTCGGAGTGCGCGGGGCGGGTAAGCCGATCGCGGCGTTTTCTTCGGGGATGATCGCGTCGGCGGCGTACTGGATCGGGTCGGCGGCGGAGCGGGTGATCGTATCGAAAACGGCTGAGGCGGGGTCGATCGGCGTTTTAATGATTCACCGGGAGTTTTCGGAGTTGGAAAAGCGGATCGGGGTCAAAACGACGTACCTCAAGGCGGGAAGGTTCAAGGCGATCGGGAACCCGTCGGAGCCGTTGTCGGAGGATGCGCGCGCGATATTCCAGGGGCAGCTTGACCAGATATATTCGATATTCGTCGGTTCGGTGGCGCTTTACCGCGACGTCGAGGAGGAGCGAGTCCGGGCGGACATGGCGGACGGGCGGATCTTCATCGGCGAGCGGTCGGTCGCGGCGGGGCTGGCGGATCAGGTGGGAAACATTCAAACGGCGGTCGATTGGGTGCTGTCGGCGGCTGAAAACGAAAATCGAGCAAGCGGAGGTTATTTCAAAATGCAGAACAAGGAATCCAAAATCGAAGTCAAGACCTACGATGACCTGAAAGCGGTCGGCGGCGATATTTTGAAGCAGGCCGAGGAAGCCGCTTACAAGGCGGGGGCCGAGTCGGTCGATATGGAACCGGCGCGCAAAGAGGGCGCGGATCAGGAACGCGAGCGAGTCCTCGGGATCGCGGTTGTCCTGGTCGGCGATGATCTTGGCAAGAAGCTGACGGAGATCGTCAAGTCGGGAGTGTCGGTCGAGCAGTTCAAGGCGATTCACGCGGCCGCGGCCCCGGCCCAGGAAAAAGCGGACCCGAAAAAGGCAGAAATGCTGAACGCGATCGTCGAGGCGGGCGCGGAGAATCCGGGCGCGGGCGGGGACGGCAGCGGCGGCGGGAAAAGCGATTTTTGGGGATTGGTCGAGGCGCGGGTTGCCGAGAGGAAATGCTCGCGGGCGCAGGCAGTTCGCGAGATCAGGAAGGATTACCCGGACGCGCACGCTGAAATGCTGCGGAAAGCGAATCCGCATATCGTTTCGGTAAAGTAGAAAAAAAAATAATCAGGTTCCCCGGTGGGCGAGAAAAAACAATTTTTCAGGAGGAAGCTAAAATGACTTGGAGAGATGGTCCTTTGACTTTCAAGGCCGCTGCGACCCTTGAAGCCCACCGTAGGGTGAAAATCGATACCTCGGCGACGACAGCCGATCCGCCCAAGGTGGTGTATGCGGGGGCGGGCGAGGACATGATCGGCGTGACCGAGCACTCGGCGGCGACAAACGATCTGGTGGCGGTCAAACAGGCAGGGTTCGGCGGGACGCTGGAAATCTGCGCGACGGTCGGGTCGGCGATCAATGTCGGGACGACCCTCTACGGGGCGGCAAGCGGGAAAATTTCGGACACGTCGAGCGGTTCGGCGCAGGGTGTCGCGCTACAGGTGGCGGCGGCATCCGGTGATCAGATCGAGGTGGCGCCGACCAACACGAAATCGACCACGGCGGCCACCGTATCGATCGCGGACGCGGGCGGGTACACATCGACAACCACGGTCGAGGCGGCGTTGCAGGAAATCTATCTGCACCTGCTCGGAACTCAGGGGTTTATGCCGGTCCCGCTGCCGACGCTCAAGACCGCTTCGACGGATTTCGTATCCGGAACGTCGGCGGTGACTTCGTTCCTGGCGACGGACACCACGCCGAAAATCGGGCGGATCACGGGCGCGACCGATCCGGCTCAAGTGGTAACGTGGGCGACGGGCGACAATGGGCCGGTGTTCTTCCAGATGCCCCTGCCTCCGGATTTGAACGAGGCGGCGAATCTAGTTCTCCATGCGCGGGTGAAGTCAAGCGGAGCGACGAACACTCCGACATGGACGGTCAAGTCGTATTTTAACGAGGGCGACACGCTGGTGTCCGACAGTCTCGCGGCATCTTCAGCCACTTCTACATGGGGCGAAATCACGGCGACGATCGCGGCGGCGGATGTTCCGGCAGGGGCGCAGACGCTGACTTGCAGCTTGACCCCTGCGGCGCACACGGCGAACAGCTTTTACATGAGCGCGCTGTGGTTCGAGTATTCGCGGGTCAAGCTGACGGTGTAAGTCGGGCGGCGCGCGGAGCGGATTCAATGCGCCGTCCCGTTTAACGGGGCGGCGCTTCATTCAACGAAACAGTTCGGGAGGAACTTAAAAAATGAAACAGAAGGTCAATTCGGCGATTCGGAGGCCGGACCTCAACACGGCGGTTCAGGAGTTCATGGAAGATGAAATGGCCGGGATGGGGTTCATCGGTCTGCGGATTTTTCCGGTTTTTCCGACGGCGGAAAAGGAATCAACATATCCGGTCATTCCCAAGGAGGCGATGCTGTCGATTCAAAACGTGGATCGCACGCCTCGCGGATCATATCCCCGCGACGACTACGAGTACGAGCGCGGCTATTACTCGACATCGGAGCGCGGCTACGAGGAACCGCTCGACGACAGCGAGTCGAAGCTGTTCGGGCTTGAGGCCGGGAACCTCGCGGAGGAAATCGCGGTCAAGCGGGCGATGCTGAAAATTTCTCGCGCGCAGGAGCGGCGCATCGCGAGCAAGCTGTTCAATGCCACGAACTTCACGGCGCACAACGTCACGACCTGTTGGGATGTGCCGGCATCGGCGACGCCGATCGATGATGTCAAAACGGGAATCGGGGCTTTCCGGCTGCAATGCGGAATGCTGCCTAACGCGCTGGTGATCAGCTACACGACCTACCTTGCTTTGCAGGTCTGCGACCAGATCGTCGATCAGTTGAAATACACTTTTCCGGGGATCGACGTTTCGAACCTTAACGCTCAGCAGTTGGCGCGCGTTTTGGGGGTGCAGGAATTGCTGGTCGGCGGAGCGGTTTACAACAGCGCCGGGAAGGGCCAGGACTCCTCGATCGCCGATCTTTGGGACGACGAATATGCGGCGCTGGTGCGGGTTTCCGGGGGGATGGACATCACGTCCCCATGCGTCGGGCGCACGTTCCTGTGGACGGCGGACACTCCCGAAAATCAGGTCGTCGAGCAGTACAGGGAGGAGCAGATCCGGTCGGAGATTTACCGGGTGCGGCAGTACGTCGGCGAGGAGTTCATTCAGTCGAAAAACGATAGCGGGACCGTGGTTTCGAACGTGGCGGCGGCTTGCGTTTATTTGTTCGGCAATATCGACACCTAAGCGGCGGGCGGGCGCGGTGGTCTGATTTATAGACGGGAGGTTCTCCGATGAATTTCGACGAAGCGGTGAAGGGGCTTAGATCGGAGGAGATCAGAGCCCTAAAGGTTTTGGAAGCGAGCGGTTGGCAGATCGGGATGGACGTCCGGGTCGAGGACATGGTTAACCCGGACGGAACGCGGCGTCGGACGTTCAGCAATCGCGGGCGGTATGCGGTCGCGGTGTTCTTAAAAAATTTGGGAGGGTGTGATCGCGTCGAGTTCCCGGCGTTCACGCCCGATTTTGCAGTTCAAGGGATCGAACCGGTGAAGGAGCCGCCCCCGGCGATGGAAGTCGTCGAGGCGGGGGTCAAACCGATTGAAGTGAAAGCCGAACCGGTTCCGGCTGAAAAACCGGCAAAAGTTTTTAAGCGGAAGGGCGGGGCGCGGCGGTGACGGTGTTCGACGACGGGGCGGAAGTTCTTTTCCAAATCTGGCCGGAAGCGCAGGCGGCGACTTTCGTCCCGTTGTCGGGGGCTCATGTTACGGGGTTCAACGTGATTATCAACCGGAGCCTGCGCAACGTCCCGGACGGGTTCGATGTGCAGGTTTTCGGCGATGTGGTCGAGTTGGAATATCTGATCGATCAGGTCGGGCGAGAGGTCAAGATCGACGAGAAGTTCGTCGTCGGCGGCACGACATACAAGGTCGTGAACGTTATGGAAAACGACGGGCGGTTCGTGCGGGTTCTGGCGCGATGAGAATACAGATGCAGCTTGATCGTGCATCGCTTGATCAAGCAAAAATCATGATGGCGGAATTGAAGGGGATCGAGCCGAAAGTCAAGTCGCGGGCGATCAACCGCTCGCTGACGTCTGTACGGGCGGAGGCGGTTACGCTGATCGCGTTGGACCTGAATATGACGCAGACCAAAATCCGCGACTCGTTCACAATGTACAAGGCGACGGTGGCGAATCCGACCGGGGGGGTCGTTTCAAAGTCGAAACCGATTCCGCTGATCGATTTCATCGGTACGCGGGCGCTCGCGCGCGGAGGGGTTTCGGTCCAGGTAAAGCGGACGGGCGAGAGGGTCAAGCTGCTTCATGCGTTTATCGCTACCATGAAAAGCGGGCATCGCGGGGTGTTCGAGCGCGAGGCGGGAAATTTCGGGAGAAAGTTTGAGATTTTAAAAAACTATGCGGCGCTGCCCAAAAAATATCGGTTGCCGATCGAGGAAATGTTCGGCCCCAGGATAACGGACGAATATGCAAAGGGGCCGATTATCGAGGCGACGCAACGGCGCGCGGCGGAAGTCTATACCTCGAATTATGAGCATGAGTTGGATTATTACTTAGGGCTGTTATGAGCGACACGATCAGGGAGCGGATAATCGCGGCGATCATTGATCGCGCGGCGATAATCAGGACCGACAACGGGTTCAACACGGATTGCGGCGCGCACGTATTCAGGGCGGCGCGCAAGATCGATCCGTCGCAGTTGGACGCGGTGACGGTGTTCCCGAGGCGGGATTCGGCGAAGGGCGAGTTCGGATCGCTGGCGGTGACGATGCCGGTCGATGTGCAGGGGCTGGCGGAGATCGGGACGGTCGGAACGGAAACGGAGGGCGAGCGCGCGGAGCGGGTATCGCAGTTGATCGAGTCGATGCTCGGCGATCTGATCGAGATGATGACGGGGGATCGATGGTCGATCGCGTTCACTTCGGGGTCGCGGGAGCCGGTCGCGGGCGATACGTTTACGGGGGCGACCTCGGACGCGACGGGGGTAGTCGAGTCGGTGACGGTTTCGAGTGGAACGTGGGCGGCGGGCAACGCGGCGGGGTCGATCAAGTTCCGGCGACGGGTCGGCACGTTCGCGGCGGAGAATATCGACATCGGCAGCGAGTCGAATGTCGCGACGGTCGGGGCGACGGTGACGCGCGAGTCGGCGATCGAGTTGGTGACGGACAGCCTCGCGGACGGGATTTATTACCAAGGGGGAGGGGTTGACGATTATCATGAGGGCGGCGATCAGACGGTCGGCGTTTCGGCGGCATTCAACATAACATTCCCGGTGTTGGCGGGAAATCCATACGGGCAACCATAGCGAGGAGGATCGGTCACAATGGCAAATTCAAAACAAGCCAAAATCCAGATCGAAACGAATCAAACGCTCAACGCTTATGCGGCGATGGCGGATTCGGGCGATCATCAAATTTTTACTCTTTCGGGGAAAACCCTTTGGAGCGGAAAGAGCGGCTATGCGCCGACGATCAGGCCGAACGGGGTCGTGTCCGGGCGCGGGATGATCTCGGCCCATGCGTCGGACAACATGGTCACGGTGGCGGCGTTCACGGCATATCTGGCCGGGACGCTGGTTTCAAGCGCGGCGACGGATCAGACGATCACGCGGGCATCGACGGCGGAATACATCAAGATTTCCTCGATCACGCTCGCGAGCGATGGGGCGATCGCGGTCGTCGCGGGGACGCAGGGCGCGACTCAGAGTTCGACGCGCGGCGGCGCGGGCGGACCCCCGCTGATCCCGACGACATCGATCGAGATCGGGCAGATCGTTTTGACGGGCGCGACGGCGGACGGGATCGCGACGACTGAGATCCTCCAAAACGGCTCATACACGGAGCGGGCGCTGGAGCCGATGTGGACCGAAAAAACCGTCGGGGACGGCGAGTCGGCGGCGACGTCGGCGCAGAAAAACGCGCATATCAAGTTCGCATCGGCGCTGCCGCTGATTCATACGGGGGCGGTTGCGAAAAAAGTGTATGCCCAGGTTTACACGCCGGTGCTGTCGGAGCTGTCGCGGACGATGAACTTCCGGCCCTGCGAGAACAGCCATTCCGTCTCCTCACAGGAGTATTACCGGGGGACGGTCGGATCGGTTTCGTCCTCGATCGGGCAGGGCGGTTTCACGGCGCTAATGAACGACGGATTGACGGATTCGCTGGTCGCGGAAAAAGACCAAATTTTGACGGTCAAATTTTACCCGGACGAAAACAAGGCGGCCTATGCGCTGACTCAGGGGAAAATCGGGCTGACGAGGACGTTTCCTTACGACAACCAGAATCAAGCGGAAGTGACAATCTCGGCGGAGTATCCGACGAGCGAATTCGCAAGCTAAGCGGTCACGGCTCGCGGAACGGAGCGGGCGAAGGATAACGTCAACATAAAATAATAGGGGGATCAGGTGATCGACGAACGGTTTCAAACGGTGAGGGATGGAGCGGAAGTCCATCCCTCGGTTATTTTGGGGCGGGGGGTGCGGATCGGTTTTCATGTCGTGATAGACGAAAACGTGAAAATCGGGTCCGGGGTGTTTATCGGGCACAATACGGTGATCCGGTCGGGCGTGGTGATCGGGCGCGGGTCGGTGATCGGTCATTCGGTGGTGATCGAGGCGGACACGGTGATCGGCGAGCGGGTGACGGTTCAAAGCCAATGCCATATCACGGCGCGGGCGCGGATCGGCGACGATGTGTTTTTCGGACCCGCGGCGATGATGATCAACACGCGGAGGATATCGCACGGACGGGATTTCGCGCCGGAGTTGGAGGGGCCGGTCGTGGGGCGCGCGGCGCGGATCGGCGCGGGGTCGCTTGTGATGCCTGGGTGCGTGATCGGTGAGAATTCGGTCCTCGGCGCGGGGTCGCTCTTGACGAGCAGAAAGGAGATCCCGGCGCGCGAAGTCTGGTTCGGGTATCCGGCGATCCATCGCGGGAAGGTCGAGGAGGGCGAAATCCTATGATCACGCTTTCGGCTTGTCTGATGGTCAAAAATGAGGCGGCGAATCTGCCGCGATGCCTGGGGGCGCTGCGGGCGCTCGGGGTGATCGACGAGATCGTGGTCGTCGATACGGGTTCGACGGACGAAACGATCGAGATCGCGCGGTCGTTCGGGGCGCGCGTCGTGGTTCCGGAGGATATCGACGCGCTTTATATCGAGACGGAGTTCGGGCGAGCGATCAATTTCAGCGCGGCGCGGAACATCACGATACGCGAAGCGAGGGGCGCGTGGCTGTATCTTCTGGACGCGGACGAGGAGACGGTCGGGGAGGCGGGAGATCTCAAGGCGTGGCTTGCGCGGTTGCGCGAGGATCAGGATGCCGTCGCGATCACGTTCGAGGATTACAAGGGCGGCAAGAAATTTATGCAGTTCGTGCCGCCCCGGATTTTCCGCAAGACCGACCGGCTGCGGTTCGAGAACATCGTCCATAACCGCGCGGTGGGATATCACGAACCGGCGATCTTTTATCCGGGGATCAGGATCAAGCATACCGGATTCGACCTCAACCCGGAGCAAAAGGAGGCGAAGCGGCGGCGGACGCTCGGGCTTTTGAAAAAGCAGCTTGAAATGGACCCGAAATCCTATTGGGCGCTGTTTTACATGGCGGGGATCTACGGGGACCAGCAGGACTATCCGGCGACGATCAAAACGGCGATCGAGTACATCGAGCACAAGGATGAGGTCGAGCGGTTCAACCCGTCGGTGTACTATCTGCTTTGCCAAGCGTGCCTTTTTGCGAAGGACGGCGAGGCGGCGGACAAGTGGATCGGGCAGGCGATCCGGGAGCTGCCGGACGACATGGACGTCGCGGCGGCTGTCTGCGATTTCGGGGCGTGGCGAAAGGCGCCTCACATCCTGGCGACGGGCTGCGAGTTGTATCTCAAGTCGTGGGCGGAGATCGAGGCGAACCCGATCGGCCTCGGATCGAGGTTCATTTACAATTACAACAACGAAACGCTCGCAAGGGTGCTGTTTCATTTGAGCCATATTCGTCTGTCGCAGGGTACATATCTGCTTTCGCGGCTCAAGGAAACGCTGACCAAGGTCGATCCGGAATTCGCGGCGGCGGTCGAGCGCGATATCGTGCGAGAGCACGGAGCGATAGGGGTAAAATGGATCGCGGACGGGATCGAGGTCGCGCGGAATGAAAAAGCGAAAAGTCCGAAAGTGGTCGATCTGCGGAAAGCGAAGCGAAAGAAAAATAAAAAACAAAGGAGGTTGGCAGGTGGCCGGATTTGATCTTGAAAAATTTCAGACGGAGACGTTCAAGGCGCGCGAGTCGGAGGTCGCGGTCGCGGAGCTGGCACCGTTTTTCGGGGAGGGAGAAAAAGCGATCTGGCGGGTTCGCGGGCTGACGGGTTCGGAGGTCGCGCGGGTCAAGGACTCGGTGCAGCGGGCGAAGGATGTCGAGGGGCTTGTCGCGAAGCTGGCGGGAACGATGCGCGATAAGATCGACGGGGTTATGACGGCGTTTGGCCTTAACGTGGGGGACGAGTCGGACGACTACGTTCGGCGGCTGACGGTCCTCGAATTGGGTTCGATCGATCCGAAGATCAAGCGCGAAAACGCTGTCCGGGTCGCGGATGTCGCGCCGATACTTTTCTACCGGCTGACGGACGAGATCTATATGCTGACAGGGCGCGGGAAAGTGGGGGAATCGATCGCCTTTGGAACGACCCCGGAATCCGGGCAAGCCTCGCCCTCGGTTCCAGAGGCAGTTTGAGCGGGGGCGGGCAGCGGTTTTTGTATGAGTTGCGGCCCGATGTTTTTCCTCAAGGTTTTTTGACCGAAACTGAAATCGCGCTATGGGCGCGATACTACGAGCATATAAAATCAAATGGCTGATGTCCTAAAAGAAGTCCGGATTATGTTCGAGGGGACGGATAACGTCTCCAAGGTTATTGACGGAATATCGGGCAAGCTGGACTCGTTCGGGGCGGAGGTCGGGAGGGTGACGCAGCCGCTCGCGGATCTGGCGGCGACGGTCCTCAAGGTGGAGGCGGCGCTGGCGGCGCTCGCGGTCGGCGGCCTGGTTCTCGCGTTCAATGAGTCGAAAAAGTTCGAGGCGGCGCTACTCGAATTGCAAAAAGTTTTAGGCGACGAGTCCGGGCGGCTTGACGAGGCGAAGCAAAGCGCGATCGGGTTATCGGACCAGTACGGGGAGTCCTCGACGAAAATCGTCGGGGCGATGGCTGAATGGAAGCAGGCCGGTTACGATCTCAACGATTCGATGCTTCTGACCAAGGACACCATGGACTTGGTTATCGCCGGGAATCTTGAAGCTGGCGAGGCGTCGGAATATCTGATCGGAATTTTAAAGGGCTTTGTCGCCCCGGCTGGCGAGGCGCGGCACGCGATCGACGTATTGAACGAGGTTTCGAACAACTACGGAACGAACGTCCGCGAATTAGGGATCGGGATGTCGCAGCTCGCGCCGATCGCGCGGCTGATGGGAATGGATTTCGAGCAGACGGCGGGAGTCTTAACGCCGATCATCGAAATTTTCCGGTCGGGGTCGGTCGCGGCGGATGCCCTGAAAACGGCGCTGGCGCGCATGGTGGACGACCGAAAGCCGACGATCGACACGCTGACGGCGATCGGGGTTTCGCAGAAAGATTTAAACGGGAATCTCAAAAGCGGGTATGACATTTTGCTTGAAGTCGCGGCGGCGTTCGAAAAGCTGACCCCGGAGCAGCAATTTTATCACGCTCAAAATCTGGTGGGAATCGAGCAGGCGGGGCGGCTGGTCGCGGTTCTATCAAACCTCGACAATGCCCTTGAAGTGACGCGGGTCGCATACGGGGCGCAGGGGTCGGCGCTGGCGGAGGTGCAGATCCGGCTGGCGTCGGCGGAAGTCGCGGTCAATCGGTTTATTTCGGCGGCGCAGAATCTGGCGATCGCGGTCGGGGATCAATTCAGGCTCGCGGCGGTCGAGGCGATAAAGGGCGGGACGGATATCGAGATCGCGCTCCGGAACATGGTCAATGCGGGGACGTTCGCGCCGATATTCGATCTGATAAAAGAGTTCGCGACCAATTTGGGCGCTGATCTGAAAGTGATCGCGCAGAATCTGCCGGAGGCGTTCGCGGGGATCGATTGGTCGAACCTGATCGCGTCGATGCGGAACGTGGGCGGGTCTATCGTCGGGCTGTTCGAGGCGGCGTTCGGGGATGTCGATCTGACGACGGTCGAGGGTTTGCGGTCGGCGATCCAGCGGGTCGTCGATGGAGTCGCGGCGCTGACGAACGTCACGGCGGGGATATTGGAATCCTGGCGGCCGTTCGTGGCGGCGATCGCGGAGGCGGCGGAGCGGTTCAGTCAAACGAGCGAAGGGACGCAGACATTTGCCGGGAATATCCTTGGCCTGGGGCAGGCGATTAACTCGATAGTAAATAATTTCGACATTCTTACAGGCGCGCTGACGGTTTTGTCCGGGGCGATGTCGGTACTTGCCGGGACTTCGCTTATCAATGCTGTCGGCGGATTCGGATCTCTCGCGACGGCGATCGGGAGCGCGGCGGCGGCGCTCGGGCCGTTCCAGGCGGCCGCGGCGGCGCTTGGAGCGGGGTGGGTGCTCGATAAGGTCTTGGATGCGACGGTGCCTAAATGGGAGGCGAACAAGCAGGCAATCGCCGACAACATCGCAGCAATGCATGGCGCGGATGTAGGATTGGACACGCTTGAAGCGAGCGTCGAAGATACCGGCAAAGTCGTAGCGCAGCAAAAGTCAATATGGGACGAGTTGAACGAGGCTATCGACGCGATACCGGAGCAGGCAACGACCGAAATCGAGGCAAAGGGGGCCGAGCTTACCAAAGAAGAAATCGACGGGATCGTCAAAGCGTTCGCGGAAATCGGAGAAGAAAAAACGATCGAGGTAACGGCAAAGGCTGACGAAGCCGCGATCGAAAAGGTCGGTAACATAATCGTCCAGACGTTCCCGGACGGGCGCGTCGTATTGGTGCAGACGAACGCGGACCAGGCGGCGCTCGAAAAGACCAAAAGCGCGATCGATTCAAAATTGCCCGAAGAGAAGATCATGGAGATCAAGTTGCAGGGCGAGATCGACGTGCAGTTGGAAAAAATCAAGGCGCAGGCGCAAAACCTCGACAGCTATTTCGAATACAAGGCAAAGGTCGATGTCGCCGAAATCGAGCAGGTTTTCGAGACGATCCGGAATCAGTCGAACAACATAACCGAGATGTTCAAAAATACCGGCGACGTTTTGTCGGATCTCGCGGGGTCGCTCGGCGACATCGGCGCGATCGGGCGGCTGGAAATATTCGAGTTAATGGAGGAGGAGTCGAGGCGGAGGGATGCGCTGTTGCTTGAGCAGCAGAAGCTAACGGAGGCGCAAATCAAATACCTCGACGCGCGTTCTAAAGCGATGGCGGCGGGACAGGGGATCATAACGATTCAGGCGGACGGGCTGGCCCCGGAGTTGGAGCTTGTGCTGCACAAAATAATTGAATTGACGCAGATCCGCGCCAATGCGGAGGGGCTCAACTTTCTTTTGGGGGTGTCGTGATGCAGCGCGGGGCGGTCGCGAATCCGGTTGCTGACAGCTCGGTCGGGGCGGTCGTGTTTCGGTATCGTCCGGAGTCGGAAGTCTATGTATCTCAGCCGAGGGTGAAACGATCGGCGACGCTAGACGGCGGCGCGGTGTTCGATCACCAAGGGTACGCGGTCGGGGACCGGACGATCGAGATCCGGGCGTCGGTCACGGAGGCGGAGGCTGACGCGGTGTGGTCAATGTATAAGGCGGCGACCTACCTCATTTTGCACGTTCGCGATGGGAGTTATTATGGGGCGGTATCGAATCTGCAAATTGATCGCGGGGAAATGCGGTTGACATTTTTAGTCAAGGAGGCGGCTTAATGGACAAGGCAAAGGCGGCAGATAGAATGATCGCGAACGTCGAGCGGGCGATAGAAGAAAAGGCGCTTGCGCGGATCGGATCGCTTTGGGAGTGGGAGCATCTTCGCGGCGGGGAGATCCTCGACCGATGGGCGGATCACAACCTCTGCACGGATCAGGGGTTGAATTATCTGCTCGGGGCGGGGTTCTCAGCGGTGACGGCTATCACGACATGGTATGTCGCGGTGTTCAACGATAACCACACGCCTGCGGCGGGAAACACCTACGCGACCCCGGGGTTTACGGAGGCGACGAATTATTCTGGCAATCGCCAGCAATGGCAAGAGGCGGGGGCGGCGGCGAAGTCGATCACGAACAGCGCAAATAAGGCATCGCTGACGTTTACGAGCGCGGCGACGATTTACGGGGCGGCGCTGGTCGGTGGAGGATCGGCGGCGGCGACGAAGGGAGACAAAGCGGGCGGGGGGACGCTTTACAACGTCTCGCAGTTCACCTCCGGAGCGAAAAGCATGGCATCGTCCGATGTGCTAAAGGTTACGGTAACACTAACGATTGCGGATGTATAAAAACAAATGCCGTCGATAGAAATACAGGTAGGCGCATCCGGCGACGATTGGTATTCGAAAAACGACGGAACGTTTACCGCTATAGGCCAAAGCATATGGCTCGGTGTTACGAACATCGGGAACAACGGGGGATGGAGGTTCTTGAACGTCCCCATACCCAAGGGCGCCGTTATAGCGTCGGCAGTTGTTAGGTTTAGAGCGTTCCAATATGCGACGTCGCCAACGTGCAACCTGCTTTGCCAGTTCGAGGCGGCTGATAGCCCAACAGCGCCAACATCTAAAGCCGATAATGACAGCCGACCGAGAACGAACTATGTCCGGTGGGATTCGGTCGGATCTTGGTCTTTTGGAGAATGGTACGACACTCCGAACCTCGCTAGCATTCTACAGCAGGTCATTGACCGCCCGGGGTGGGATTCTGGGAACGCGATAAACTTTCACATTATCGACTTTGGAAGTTCGGTCGGAGCGATTAGATACGCTTGCGCCTGGGACCAGAAATATTCGATCATTCCTCCCTACGAATTACTCACGGAATCGTATGCGGCAAAGCTAGTAGTCAGTTATGGGGAGGAAGTGGATGCAGATTCATCCGATGAAGTCGAAACCAGCGACATAGCCAATGCGTTCAGCTTGACGGACGAGATATCCGATCAGGCGCAAACAGGCGACGAAGTGGACTGGGCAACATCGGGGCTGTCGGCGGGCGGGGTCGTCGCTAACGACTCGGCGGCGACTGAATACGAGGCAAACCCTGCGATTGTTGACGATTCGCAAATATCTGATTTCGTAGCAGGCGACGCGCCGATCGAGAGCCTCGCAACAACGGCAGCAAGGGCCAACGATTCAGCGGACGGCTTTAATTGGACGGCGTGGTTGACAGCGAACATAGATCGGGCAATCGCCAGGTATTACTGCACCATCACCGGGGCGGCGGATCTTTTAGAAGACATAAAAATCCCGATAACATCCTTTCAGGCTCAAAAGCGGTCGGGATACGAAACCTATATTTCGGCCATCATTTCAGGGCTGGCGTATGCAGAAGAAGTTTCAGCGCGACCAAACGGAGAGATGATCATCGACATGGCGTATGTCGTCGATGGAGTGGAAAGTCTAAGAGAGGAAATATTGCGCGCGGATATCGAGCAGATCAATATCTACAAAGAAAGCCAAGGGCGCTCGATAAATATCATCGGACGACAGGAACAGACTTTCGTCGCGAAGGAATCTCGCGTTTATAACCCGATTTATAAATCGCGGGCGATTGACGGGTCGTATTCATTTCGATTCGCTGCGCCCGATTTGTACTTGTCCCCGGGTGACACGGCGCGCGTCGGGAGTGATTCGTTTACAGTAAGTTCAATCAGCTATTTGGTTTCAGGCGGCGGCGGGCAGACCATGATGGAAGTGCAGGGGTGATTTTTTTTTGAACGCGGCGCAGGATGGTTAGGCGTTGACTGAGCTTACAAAACAAGTTGGACTCGGAGCCGACGACGGAAGGGACGACGGAACCTTCCGGAATTTTCAGAGCTACGTCATTATCGGATACGGTCAAAGGTCTTTTTTCCGCTTCACAAGCGTTTCAATCCCCAAAAACTCGATAATCAATTCCGCGAAACTGCAATTCAAAGCGGCTGCAAGCAATAGCGGCACGACCTGCAACGTCATTATTCATTTCGAGGCGGCGGATAACCCGTCGGCCCCGTCGGATCATGCGGATCTATTGGGGCGCAGCCTAACGACGGGAACGGCGTGGTCGTCGGTCGGATCGTGGACCGGCAGTTCTTGGTATGATTCGGCTGATATCGCCAGCGAATTGCAGGCAATCGTTGATCGCGCGGGATGGGTCGAAAACAACGCGGTCACGGCGCACGTTTTAGATAATGGAAGTTCGAGCGGCGCATATAGACAGCCTCAAGGTTACGAGGCGGGGGCGTCGTATGCTGTAAAGCTGGTTGTCGATTATTCGGAGCCTCCGTCCGGGGAAGTTGCCGACGGCGTCGGGGCAAACGATGCGACGGCTGCATTCAGTTTAACGGAAACTCTCGCGGATCAATCGGGCGCGGGTGATGCGGTCGAGGCATACGATTTCGCGGGGGTCATGGCGGACGGTGCCGGGGCCTCGGAATCGCTTGAATCGTATTTAGAAAAAAACGCGGAGGAAGCGGACGCGGCGGCGGCGAGCGATACGCTCGACGGATATGCGGAGATCGAGGTCGCGATCGCGGACGCAACGGGAGCGGGAGGCGACGCGGACGCATTCAACTGGACGGAATGGATCGCCGACAATTTGCATCTGGCGGTCGCGCGGTATTATTGCACGATTACGGGGGCGGCGGACGATTTGGCGGATGTGATCGTGCCGATCTCGTCGTTTCAGGCGCGGAAGGAAACGGACTCGCTGACATACGTCTCGGTGGTTGTGCCGGGGATGGCGTCGGCGGAGGATATCGCAGCGCGGCAAAATGGCGAGATCGTTGTCGATATGGCTTATCTGGTCGGGGGGATCGAATCGCTGCGCGAGGAGATATTGCGCGCGGAGATTGAACAGATAAACATTTACGAGGGCGCGGACTCGCGATCGATTGTTATATCTGGGCATCAGGATCAGACGTTTATCGCGAAGGACAACGAGTTGAGAGATCCAATTTATTCCGCTCAAGTCAACGGGCGGCTGTCGTGGCGCTTCGCTGCGCCGGATCTCTTTCTGAATCCGGGCGACACGGCGCGGGTCGGTGATGATGCGATCACGGTCAATGCAGTTATTTACATGGTGTCGGCGGGCGGTGGGCAAACCATGATGGAGGTTCAAGAATAATCACATGGGGCGCGGCCAAATAATTTCAGGCGGAGAGGATGGGCGGTATCAGGTCAAGCTGATCTATGCCTATCGGTCGCGCGTCGATGCGAAAATCGCGAAAGCGCAGCAGGACAAGACGGCGGTCGAGGCGCGCATAACGGCTTTGGATGCGCTGATCGCGGCGGAGACGGACCAGAAAAAGCGCGAGGCGATGATATTGGAGCGGTCGGTTTTGCGGTTGAAATCGGCGGCGCTCGACAAGCAGATTGCATACTACCAAACCAATATGCCAGCGGACCCGACGGTCGATGCTTGGTGCGCGGATGTGACCGAGGATTTAACGGGGGACGTCGGGACGATCGAAATCCCCGGAGAACCATCGACGGTATTGATCCGGCCTGGGTATTCGGCGCGCGCGACGTATAGCGGCGCGAGGGATGGGCAGTTGATGCCGGCGATCGCCGGATCTGCGCATCAGGTGCTTTTTAACTGGATGCTGCTTCCCGGATGGCAGCGGCACAAGCCGATCTACCGCGCGGGGCGGATCGTTCCAGACTCGCTCGACTTCGAGGCAAACACTTGCTCCGTCTGCCTTGATGCGGCGTATTCGAGCCAGCAGAATCTGCCAGCGGTTGACGGGGTTGTCGTCGGCGACTGCAACATGGGGGATGATGATCAAAGCGATTATCTCACTTCTAGAAGCGAGGATTTTTGCAGCCGGAATTCTGGGCATCCGCTTTGCACTCAATCACCGGGGAGCGAAATAACGCTGTCCGATGGGCAACTCGCGCAACTGCAAGACGTAAATTATCAGGTCAACATGGCTCATGGGCGCAAAACGGACGCATCGGGGTTGGCGGTCGGCGACAAGTGGGATGTCCTCGGGGCTGGTGAGGCGGGGGATTGCGAGGACTTCGCCCTGACAAAAATGCAGATGCTGGTAACGACCTACGGGTGGAATCCAAATAACCTTAACATCATAACTGCATGGACCAAGGATGGAGCATACCACGCGATGCTCGGGGTCCGGACGAAAAACCGTGGTCTTGTCGTTCTGGATGTGAATTATAACGAGGTTATGGAGTCGGGGCGGGTGCCGTATCAGATCGACAAGGTTGCACTGGCATCGGATACATGGGTCAATTATGCGCGGCGCATGGACGATGTTCCGATCGAATACATGACGTGCAATGCGGGCGCGTTTGCGGACGAAGATCATGTCGTCGTTGAGTTCGCGGATCAGAAATGGACAAGTCCAAAGGTGATTGGATTCGTAGAAGAACCGCACCCGTGTTTTGCTGGATATATTGCGGTCGCCGGAAATTATAACGGCGAACTTCCAAACCATGTCGCAAGTTGGAATGATATCGGGCAAACATTAAAATATGAAATGGACCTGAGCGATCTCCTTACCCACCCAGGGCTTGCTTCGTCCGGGCTTAGGGGGATACGGTTCGCGGGAGTAATCGGGGGAACTTTAGCAGATTGGAATAATACCACTATTGCTATAGATGCGAGAACAAGCAGCCATGAAACGCGGCAAGACATAGGCAAAAATTTTTATATGCTCGGCGACTTTCAACAGGACGGACGCGCGTTTGGGTGCTTGGGGAACAACGGCAGCCCATTATGGGCCTCATATAATAGCGACGCATTAAACTATCAATATTCTGCGGATTCATGGCAAAATTCTCAAGACCCATCTTATACAGCATACTTTCCAAATGCGTTCACAATAGATGGGACATCGTACATGATTGATGGGGAAAGATGGAACGGAAATGTGGAGGCAAAAAAATCATACAAATTCACAAACGATTCCTGGTCGTCGATTAATGGCGGTGGAATGGCGCTATGCAGGCATGCTGCTTTTAGCGCATTAGGCAAAGGATATTGCGTGCTTGGATATGACGACTACGGATCGGGGGAAGCGGTTGACATAGACCATTATTTTCAAATGCCAAAAATACCAGAAAACACTAAGTATTCATATTACAATTACCCGCTGCGACAATATGACCCGCTGACGGATGCGTGGTCGAACAAAACGATGAGCCAATATGTAATTGATAGACCATACAGTGAAGGGTATTCGCGTTACCCAGACGGCAACGACGGGCAAGAGGGATTCGGTTACCTCGTGGGAGATCTAACGCCTGGGGACGGGTCTTATCTTGATATATATGCTCCGGCAGTTGATGCTTGGACTAATTCTAGC